CGTTGCTCGTCGCGGGGATCTTCTGCCTCTCCTGAAGCGGGAAGACCGACCAACCGTGACGCGCGTACCTGAGGGCGTAGTCGCCCATCGTGAAGAGCATGATGTACCCGTGGACCGCCGTGGGGGAAGTGGGGGGAGGGATGACCCCTCCCCCCTACGGGTAGCTAGCCCGCGTCCCACGGGGACACTCGCCTAGTAGCCGAGCAGTCAACCCACGCGCCAATCGCTTGAAGTTATCGACATGCGCGAACCTGTAAGATTTCCTTACACGTTCCCCGCGCGAGACCGTGAGACGTGACCACGGAGAAGACCGAAGATTGAGGGTCACGCCTCACGGCAAGTCTCACGCGTGCTTCTCGAGCACGAAGAGGAGCACGGCCTCCACGATGCTCTGCGCCTTCGTGCGATTCGCGGCCCGCAGGTAGCAGATCGCGTCGACCAACTCCTGGATGGCGTCCGCTTCGTGGTCGCGCCCGTTGCCACGTTGAAGCGGGACGCCGTGGCGCTCGATGCCCTGCCGACGGCGCTCCTCGTACAGACCACGGAGGACCGGATGCGTCGTGTCGGCGATGATCTCGGCCCACACGTCGCCCACGTCTGGCATCGGTGCGGGTTGCTCGTCGAGTAGGCTCATGGCGCAGCCTCCAGCGCAGCGGTGAGGGCTTCGGCCTCCGTTGGGCCGTAGAACGCGCCAGCCTGAGCATCGTCCTCATCGTGCTCCACGCACCACTTCCGGAGTCCATCACGGAAAATACGTACCGCGCCCATGTCCTCTTTGCCCCACGCCTCCCGCACCAGCGCGAGCAGGCACCCCAGCGTGGCGGGGTCGGTGAGGTCGGGGATGGCGTTCGGGCCTCCTGGTTCTCCGTCTTCACATTCTTCGCGTTCGTACCACGACTGTGTTTCGGACAGCATCCTCCAGCCAGTGCCCATCCCAACCCACTCTACTCGCATCCCCGGCATCCAGCGCCAGCCTCGGCACGCGACGGCGCGTCGGGCGAGTTCGATCTGTTCCTCGGTCATGCCCCCTCCTCGCGGCGGTGCTCGCCGCAAGCGATTCGCCTCGCCACGCCGTTCAGCATGAACGAGAAGGTGATGTTGTCTGAGAAGAGCTTGAGCAGCCACGCCACCACGGCGGCGCGCTCCTCGCGGACGGCGTTCTCTGGGGTGGCGCGTTCGATCTCAAGTCGGTCGCACGCTTCGCACCAGAACATGGCGTCGATCCTTGACCGATACTCGTCGCGCTCATTGATTGCTGACGCGAGATGCAGTTCTAGATCCTCGATGCGCTCGATCAGCGCGTCGAAGTCGTCCTTTTGAACCATGCGGTACAGTCCTGGTGTGACGTACACAGATCGGTAGATGATACCGTCAAGGTCGATGGTCATGTCCCCTCCTCGCGGCGGTGCTCGCCGCGCTCGATGGCGTTGGCCGTCACGTACAAGGCGGCGTCCCTGCACTGTGGGCACGCAGGCCATTCCGGGTCGGCGCGCATGAACGCCACTACGGCCTGCCGCTCCAACGCCTCGCCCTTGTTGCGAGCGAAGTCGTAGAGACGCGCGGCCTCGTCGTTGTCGAGAGTACGCGCGTCGCGCAGCTCGCGGTTGGTATCGCGTAGCATCGCGTTCTCTTCCTTGATCGCCTGGAGGGACACCTCCAGCTCGCCGACCAAACAGGAATAGCCGTACCACTCCATGTAGGCCGTTTCCGCGTGGCGCTTGGCGTCTTCGAGCGTTGCGCTCCATCCCTCGGGCGTGTTGGCATCGACATTCGCCGTCACCACGCGCCACGAGAAGCCTTCCTTCTCATGCGCCCAGATCTTGAGCTCATGCGTCTGGTCGTCGGGGCATCCTTGCCACGTCGATCCATCTTCGTACCGATACTCAATCCACATCACGGCCACCTCCCGAAGCGACGCACCAGCGCCGCGATGATGTCTCCGAACTTCATACGATCTGCCTCGCGCGCCACGCGCGGTACGCCTTCTCGGCGACGTGCTTCGCGCTTGCGTCGGTCGGCTGCGAGCCCCACGAATCGTCGTCAGCCGAGCGCGCGTGCATCTGCCAGACCCAACCTGCGCCGCGGTGGGCACGCTTGACCAGGAGGAGCAGGTCGTCCTCGAGCTCCGCGCGCCACCCACCGTTAGCCTCCGTCCAGCGCACCGCAGAGCTCACAGAGCGCCCCAGACGAGGATGAGGGTCACCACGCCGAGCCCAGCAAGCACGCCGTCGGCGTGGTGGCGGATGGCGAAGACGGGGTCGTAGCGGAGGCAGCGGATGGTGTCGTAGAGGCTCATGGTCGTTTCTCCCGCCCCTCTACTAGCGGACGGTTGCGGAACCTGCAACCCTTAGACGCACATTCACCGCGACGAGATGAAGATGTCGATCCGGCCCACCGCCTCCACGGCCCGCTTGGCGACGAAGAGCTCTACGACGAGACGGTCATCCGCGAGCACGCCCGCGTCGACCAGGGCGTCTAGGACGATCTTCGCCACGTTGTCGGCGTCCGGCTTCGTCGCGTAGGCTACGCCGAAGGTGGCCGCGCGGTTCCTCCACGTCTCCCGGTCGCACCACGCGGGCCTCGCCTTCGGCAACGGCCAATAGGCCAGCAGCTCGACGCAGACAGGCGTGATGATGGGGTCACCCCGTCGCTGCTCGCGCAGCATGGTAACGGCCGCGTCCATCCACGCGCGATGCTCAGGCGGCATGTAGACGCGCCCACCTCCTCGCGCAGCTCGGGGACGCGAGGCCCCGCGTGGGACTAGGCCGATGGTGTAGTCGGCGGTCATGGTGTCTCCACGTCCTCGACCTGCATCATCATCAGCTCATGCGGCGGCATCCCGAGGACGCGAGCCAGGGCGACAAGTGTGGTCGGGCGGGGGCACCACGTGCCCTCCTCCCACCGCTGGACTTGCGCCTTATGCACGCGCAGTTCCCGCGCGAGGTCGGCCCGCGTGAGGCCGAGGTCGGTACGCCGCTCCTGTATGTACTCGCCAAGTCTGGTCATGGATCTGCACTATAGTGCGGTTGCGGGTTCCGCAATACCCTAGTACATGGTGGGCATGACCCAGCACAACTACCCTCTCGCCGTCGCAAACGTCCTCACCTTCCTCCTGGAGCACCACGCCGAGCACGTGGAGTTCCTCTCGCTCGAAGCCAGCCCCGAGGGCATCAAGCGGTGCACCGTGTTCCTGAGCTGCCCGCCCGTCGGGCGCACGATGCTCGGGTGGGAGTGGGACCCCAGCGGCCTGCGCGGCAAGATCTCCCACAAGACGCCCTCGGGCATCACCGTCATCGCACCGGAGTTCGACCGATGATCCAGCATATGAGCACCGAGCTCGACCAGCTCGCAACCGCCCTCGCAAAGGCGCAGGCGCAGATCCAGCCCGCAGTCAAGGACCGCCAGAATCCCGCCTTCCGCTCGAACTATGCCGACCTCGCCAGCGTTTGGGACGCGTGTCGCGTCGCCCTCGCGAGCAACGGGCTCAGCGTCTCTCAGCATCCGGGGCGTCTCGAGGACGGGACCGTCACCGTGACCACGGCCCTCATGCACGCTAGCGGGCAGCACATCATCAGCGTGGCCTCCGCGATGCCGAAGGATGGCAGCGCCCAGGCGGCGGGCTCGGTGGTGACCTACCTGCGGCGCTACGCCCTCGCGGCCGCGGTAGGCGTCGCTCCCGGTGACGACGACGACGGCCACGCCGCGGGCACGCCCGCCCCGATGCCCCGTCCGCAGTCTGCGCCTCAACAGGCGCCGGCTCCTAGGTCGCAGCCCGCGCAGTCCTCCTCGACGCCGCGCGGCGTTGACCCGTCCTGTCCGACGTGCGCTGGCGGGATGTGGGACAACCGCCCGAAGAAGGCAAGCGGAGAGATGAACCCGAAGGCCCCTGACTTCAAGTGTAAGGACAAGACCTGCCAGGGCGTGATCTGGAAGCACTCCGAGAAGGCGGCAGGGCCCGTCCCCGCGACGCGCGAGCCCCTCCTCGACAACGCCACCGCGGAAGACGACCGCGGCTTCCCCTTCTAGAGGCGCACTATGGCTCTCATCTCTTCGCATATGATGCGCCAGCGCCTCGATGCGCTGCTCCACAAGTACACATTGGAACGGCGCATCGCGCACATCAACGCCGTAAAGGTCTGCATGGTCCAGCTCGACGAGGTCGAGGCCTTCGCCGAGGATCAGGAGGCCGCGCTCCTTCATGATCGCGCGCAGTTGGCGACGCTCGACGAGGTCGGCGTCGGGCCTGTTTCGATCATCGTCGATGAGGTCGAGATGTGCCCCGCATGTCTCGCGCCTACCTCCGCTCATCTTTGGGACTGCCGAATCCGGCAGGCTGGAGCCCGCTAATGCGTGTTCTCATTGAGAAGACCGTCCTCCTTCAGGCGGCGACCCGCGCCGCTGGGCTCGTCGATAAGCGCAACCCCATTGCGGCGGCGTCGAAGGCCCTCCTCGACGTAAGCGCCGCTGGGCAACTGCTCGTCACTGCGGGCGACGCAGTATGTACGCTGGTCGCGCTTTACCCCGTGGATGTCGTCAGCGACCAGCTCCGGGTCTGCGTGGATGCTGCGCGTCTGCGCGACGTGGCGTCGGTGCTCCCCTCGGGTACCGTCACGCTCACGCTGCGTGAGAACCTCCTCGAGGTGGCGGCAGGGCGCTCGTCCTTCAAGCTGCCCACGTCGCCCGCGGAGGAGTTCCCGGTCCCGCAGGCGCCCGCCGACAAGGCCTGTAGAATCCAGCTTGATGCGTCGACGCTCGGTGGCCTCATCCGGTGCGTGTCGCATGCCATCGCCAGCGACGACAATCGCTACGGGCTCTCCGGCGTCCACCTCGAGGTGCCGCAGGGCGCGCTCGCGATGGTCGCGACGGACGGGTCGCGCCTCGCGCGTATCGAGCGTCCGGCGAGTCACCAGGGCGAGCTTCCCCGCCGGATGATGTTCCCCCGACGCGGGCTCCTCGAGCTGGGGCGGCTCATTTCCGACGTCGAGGGCCCCGTAGCCATCGAGGTGGGTGCACGCGTCGCGCACGTGCATTGGGGCGGCGTGGCGAGCCTCTACGTGCGCCTCCTAGAGGCAGACTTTCCCGCCTACCGGGAGGTCCTCCCGAAGGCATACAAGCACCGTTTCGTCGTAGACCGCGACGTGGTCGGCGAGGCGCTGAAGCGCGTCCGGCTTGCGGCCCGCGACTCTGCGAAGACGGTGCGATGCGCCTTCGGCGCCGACTCCGTCGTGCTGAGCGCGAACCAACTGGACGTCATGTCCTGTCGCGACGAGGTCACCTGCGAGGGCGATAGCGGCCTGAGCATCGGACTCAGCGCCGAGTTTCTCGGCGAGGCCCTCGCGGCCTGTCCCCAGGGCGACGTCGTGCTGGAAAGCGGAGGCCCCCTCGCGCCGCTCCTGTTGAAGCCGCGCGGGGATGCCGCTGCGCTCTACGTCGTCATGCCAGTGCGCCTCGACTAGTTCGCGGGCTTCGAGGTCGTGAGTAGAAACTCGACGGTAACGGCGTTGTGGCTGAGCGAAAAGATGAAGAGCTTGCTCACGCTCGCCAGCCCATTCGCGCCGTTGCCGTTCACGTTGTAGCTCAGGTATTGGTCGATGGTCCATCCACCCGCGACAGGCGCGGCACCGCCGTCCGTCAGGGTCTGGTCAAAGGAGACCATTGCCTCCTTCGAGGATTGGTCGCGGTTGTGGATGTTTAGCGCGAGGTGACGTGTCGCCGGAAGGTTGACCTGCGTGACCACACCAGCCGTGCCCGTGGTCATCACTTGGACGTGAGGGAGCGACGTCGGCGCGAGGGTCACGGCCATCAGTCGAGCCCATCGCGCGAGAGCACGAACGCGAGATGAAGCACGGCCTTGACCAAACGCTTCCGCTCGGCCTTCGTGATCTTGGTGCCGCCGTCGCCGTTCGCGCGGGTCGCGGAACGGACCTCAGCGATAAGCGCGAGGACCTCGGCGGGGAGTTCGATGAGCTCGTCGGGCGTGTACATGGACCCTCCTAGTAGGGAGACGCCCCCGTGCCGGACCATTCCGACCGCGAGGGCGCGCGCCTCCGATGTTGCGCACGCTTAGAGTAGCCCAAGAAGAGACGACGCGCCGCCCCGACACCATGTCGAAGAAGCGCGCCGCCTTTCTGGGGTAGGCGTTCCCCACCCGCAGTCTAGCTCAGTAGCGAACGGGCTTGTAGGTCTTCCCGTCGAAGTACAGGCTCTCTCCGCACCGCTTCGGGTCACGGTAGGGCGCACCGAGCGAGATGTGGACCCACGCCTTCCCCGGAGGCTTCTCGAGGATGCACTGACCGAACCGCAAGCCCGACTCGGTGACGATCCACTTGTGGAGGATCTCGACGTCGCAGCTGGCGCACGTGATGTCTGCGGCCTCGCCTTTGGAATGTTGTGACGAGGCACTGCCTCCCACCGCGGCGTTGAGGGCAGGCCCTCTGAATCCACTCGACACGCGCACTGGGCCGAAACGCGAGCGGATCACCTCGAGCATCTCGGCGACGGCCTTCAGGCGCTCCACGTAGGGGAGGGCCTCCTGTCGGTTGGCGTCCTGGAGGGCGCTCTGGCCCGTCCGGGTGAGCTCCTCGAAGCTGAAATGCTGGGTCAACGTCACTTGCTACCTCCCTTCGTCGTCGGAGCCTTCACGCCAAGGCGTCGCACCGCCGCTTCTACCTTGCCGAGTCGACCTGTCAGCTCGTCGGCGTCGAATCCGTCGGGCAAGGCGAGCGAGGTCTTCTCGACCTTTCCCAGCCGCGCATCAATGGCTGCGAGCTTCGCGTCCGTCTCCGCCTGCTTCGTCTGGCACGGGGGAGGCTGCGCGGTCCCATTGGCCGTCGCGGCGTCCAGCTCGAGGCGCTTCATGGCGAGTTCGTGCGCCTGCTCGCTCCGCTTCGTCCAGAGCTTCCACGCCGAGCCACCGCCGAGTACGGCGATAGTAGCGAGGCCCAGCGCGAGGAGCGGGTTGTCGCCTGCGCTCTCGGCAAGCTTGCCCAGCTCGCTCGCCGATGGGGTCGGTGCGGGCTGAGCTTCGTGCGCGACGACAGGCGGCGCGACGGGTAGAAGTGCGGCGTCGTCGGATACCTGCGACACGACCTCTTCCGGGGTGGGTGGAACGGGGATGGGGTCCATGCGGTGCCTCCTGATACGCCGAGGTGGCGGGGGTGGGGATTCAATGCGCCAGCCAGCGCCAACGGCGATGTAGCAGTCAGCCAGCGAGGCGACTGTGCGCCCGTCCGGCAGTAGCCACCCGTGCGGGGTGCGGACTGCGAGTTCGCCAGCCTCTAGACGACAGTCAGCGCCCGCGCTGGATGGCGTCGACATCGGCCCGCAGCGCGTTCACGTCGCGTCGAAGGCTCACGAGCTCGGAGCGCAGGGCCGCGCCCTCGCGTTCCATGCCCTCGAGACGCCCGTCGATGCGCGCGAGGATGGTCCGCATGTCCGAGACGTCCTCAGCGGCAATAGCAGGCGCTGCCTTCGCTTCGGAGAAGTATCCGCCGGCGAGGCCACCGCCGCCAACCATCGCAGCGCCGAGGAGCATGAGAGACCACACCGGAACCGGAACGAGGCGGTCACTCCACCTCGCAGTCTGCGCGTCAGCCATCAGACCTCCTAGTAAGGATGCCTAACCGACGAGACGAAACCTCGCGATCTCTACGCCGCCGCTCTCCTCAAGCTCGCAGTAATCCTCTGCCCACGGCTGGACGACCACGTGCGGGTAAGCGGGCAGCGCAGCGACGCCACACCAAGAGGGGACACTCGTCACCGCCGTGAGCGGGTAGGCGGCGACGTACTGCTCGATCTGCTCGGTGTAATTCATCGTGACCTCAGTACTTGAGGAAGAGGGTATCGCCCGTCGCGCTGGTTGTGGACCACCCGAGGCCGTAGGCCCCGATGACCCCCGGCGAGGACTCTACGCGCGAATGGTAGAGCATCGACCGTGCGAGGTACATCTCCCGCACGCGACCGACCCATGCGACGCCCGTGGGGATGTACAGGGGCATACCCGGAAACTGTCCCGCGAGGTCGGTATAGTTAGCGAGGGTCTGCGTTCCGGTGCTCGTCCACTGACGTGCGACCGTGTCCACGGTGTTCACGCCCGGACGCCACACGTAGCCGTGTCCATTGCCGACAGAGGTAGAGTGTACCCACATCGCGCCATTAGTAGCCGTTCCGAGGAAGTTGGCGACGAGCGCACCGCCACAGACGACCACGCCATAGCGCCGGCCGTCTGTCTCAGCAGTAGCCGCAGCCGTTGTCTCAGGGTCGTAGATGGCCCCGGCGAGCGCGAACTGAACGCCCGTCCCCGCCGTCAGAATCTCCACGATGATCGTCTCTTGCGTCTCGTAGACGCAGCACGCGAGCGTCGCGAAGGCAGTTACCGCGGACGCACCCATGACGCGCGTGTAGCCCATGAATCGGGCGTTCGTGAACGGCGTGGCAGAGTTCCACGTGGTGAACGCACCTGCGCTCAGCTGATGAGAGATGAGAAGACCAGAGGCGAGAAACGTGTCGGGGCCGATCATGGTCGGCGACGGGGCGGGAGCCGCAGACCGCCCGGCGATGATGACACGCTGGTCAAGCGAGCCACCGGGGGGCGTCGCGTAGAGGGCCTCCGTCGTTCCGCCGACCTGGACACGCGTCCACGTCCATCCCGTGGCGCCTGCGCCGGAGAAGCTGCGCGTGCTGCCGTCGGAGTACGTGGTGACCGTAGGCCCGACGACGGCCCAAAGCGCGTCAAGCACTGCCGGGATCGTGTTGCCTACCGACGAGACGGTAGCGAGGCGACGGTGCGTGAGTGGAGTGAGGCTCACAGTATGGTCCCCGAGAAGACGAAGGCGTGGTTGTTGGGGATGATGACCCCGTCGAGGATGAGGTCGCCGCCACGGATGAACAGGACGCCAGCGATGAGCGGCACCCATTGAAGAGTGCCCGCACGTCGTACCAGCATGGTCTCGTCGGTCGTCGCCTGCACGACGGCCGCGGCCCCGCCGCCGTTCCATGCGGCGACGGCCGTGGAGCTTCCAGTGTGCCCAGCGGACGTCCACGCGAGCGAGCTGAGCGCCGTGTGCGCGGGTACGGGCGGCGTGCCGTGGGAGTGGTCGCCTCGCGCGTAGTCCGTCGAGGTCCCAACGATCGGCGACTGTCCCGCCGAGGTTTCCGACACGACCGTCGTCGCGGGCGTCCCGCCTCCTCCACCGCCACCCGACGCGGCAACGGTCACCTCGAGCGCGCCTGCGACGGTCGTCTCGGTGATCGTGACGTTCGCGCCTGCCTTGAGCTTTCCAACGACGGCGCCCGACGAGGCCTCACGGTAGAGCGGGACGAGTGCCACCTAGAGCGCCGGGGCCCACGCGATGACGCTGCCGTCCTCGCTCTCGGTCACCATGCACGGCAGGCTCCATCCCTGCTCCTCGGCCAGCCCTTTCCACACGGGCGGGATGCCCTGGTAGTAGCCGATGCAGCCGTTCTCGACGGCGAGCGCCGTTGCTTCTGCGTCCGGCGTGCCAGCGACGACGATGAGCTGCTTGATCATGCTGCCCCCTATGCGAACACGATGATGTTTACGGACCCAGCATTGCCGGGAGAGCCGGGGGCGCCACCATTCGCGCCAACGCCAGCCGTACCGCCCGTCGCTGACACCGTGCCGCCGATGCTCGCGCTAGGCGTGGTGGTCAGAATGCCGACGAGGCCGCCGCCGCCGCCACCGCCGCCGCCTGCCAGCGACGTACCGGGGTTGAAGCTAGCGTCGCCGCCGTTCCCTCCGTTCGCGCTGATGACCCCGCCCGTGTTGACGATGGTCTTCGCTGCAAGCCACACGATACCTCCGCCGCCACCGCCACCGCCGCTATTCGCGCTGCCCGTGCCGACGAAACATCCTCCGGACCCACCACCGGATCCGCCGCCAAACGCGGTCGTGCTTGCCCTCGCAGTGAAGAGCGACCCACCCCAGCGACAGTTCGTCCCGGTGGAAGCGCCACCCGTGCCGCCTGCGTTGATACTCGCGGCGCCTCCCGCTCCGCCATCCGGGAGGAGGCCGCTGCTATTAAGGCTGCACGTGGACGCCGCTCCGCCGTTATTGCCGACGCCGTTCGACGACCGCCCGTTGACGCCCGCACCGCTCGCGGCGCCCAGGTACTGACGGGCAGCGAGGGAGCCACCCCCGGACGTCCCGTCCGCGTTGGGCCCGTTATCGTTGATGGAGCCAGCATTCGTCAGCGTGTCCGCGACGTAGAGGCGAAACCCGAGCGGCGTCACCTTCCCCGTCGCCTGGACGGTGAGGTTGTTGTAATGGCGCTCGCGCCCTGGGATGAGCGTAGCTCCCGCGAGGACGGTGTAGTTGCCGTCCGCACCATCGCCGAAGAGCCCCGCGAAGGTAGCCGCCGACGAGGACCCGCCACCCGTTCCGGGGACCGTGGGGAAGACTTGCGTCGCCATCAGAGCACCTCGACGACGAGCTCGTAGTTGGCGGCGTTATCGCTGCCGACGTTGAAGCCGAACTCAAGGTAGAACTTTCCGCCCGTGTCGGTGTCGAAGAGGACGCCCGTGCACGCCACATCGAAGAGGTCGGCGACGACGGTCGAGCTTCCTACGAACTGCTGAGCGATGCTGCCCGTTCCGCCTGCGGACGTCGAGTAGATCCGCGGCGTGAAGCTGGCGGCGGTGCCGGCGGTGCGGAGGATCTTCACGCGCTTCACCTCGACGAGGCTTGTCCCGCCCGTCGTCTCGACGGCAAGGCGCGTCCCCGCGGCGTAGTTCGTCACGCTGCCCGTGACCGTGAGGCGGGTACGTGCCCCGAGCTGAGTATGCGTCGCCGTCGCCATCTAGGCCTCCATGACCCGCAGAGCATATCGCACGCTGCCGTCGTCGGCCCACGTCCTCGATTGTACCAGGCAGAGACGCTCGGACCACGCGAGCTCAGGGTCCGTCACCGTCACGAGGTCCCCCGGCTCGATCCATCCCCACCGTTGCGCGCAGCCGTACTCGACCACACGAGAGGGGAGGGCCCAGCGCCGGGAGCGCCACGCAAGGACGTGCTCTGCCGTCAGCGTGTCCGCGACGACGGCCGTCTCGAGCGTCTCGCGCTTCACGCCGTACCGTGCCGCCGACCGCGCGAGTACGGGGTCCGACCAATACGACCGCGTGAGGCTGGCGAACCCACCGAAGCGAAGACCGCGAGGACGAGAGGCGGGGTCGCCGACGGCCCAGATCTCGGCGCTATAGCTCTCCGTCTGCGGGTTCCATTGGTAGAGCAGCTGGAGCGTGTTCACCACGCGGTCGCCGTCCTCGTAGGTCACCACGCCCTCGCGCTCGATGTCGGGGGCCTCGGTCACGTCGAGGTGGGCGACGGCATCCTCTGACGTGGCATCCCAGCGCCACACGTAGGGATAGACGCCCCGCGGCCCCACGGCTAGCGACACGGGGACGACGTCGAGGATGGCCTCGCGGATGTAGTCCGCCACGCTCACGGATTCATCAAGGTACGTCCCTACCCGGAAAGCGCGGAGGGCCTCCCGCGCCGCGTTGACGCGTCCGTGATCGACCTGCTGCTCAGTGACGCGAAGGAGCCACGCGATGAAGTCGCCGGCCGTGTCGAGCACGGTTCCGGTTTCGTCGATGAGCCCGCCCACCGACCACGTGACGACGGGGACTGGCGCTGGGGTCATCGTCGTCGTCGCGGTGTCCTCGACGGCGACGGATACCGACTCACCGTAGACGGTCACGCGCAGCACGGGCGTGGTTACCGAGGTCGCATCCTGAGGGCTGGTAAGCGTCACTGTCGTAGCGGCCACGGGATGCCCTGCCAGCAAGTAGAATCTCGCTGGGATGCCCGTCCCCGCGTCGAGCAGCGTGCACGAATACGCCGCCTTGCTACCGGGAATTAGCCCGCCTCCCGGCGTACCGAAGATCAGAGGCGCGACTACGTCCTCCGTCGGGTAGACCGCGGCACCGTAAAGCCCTGTCGCGATGAGTGCCGCGGAGAGGTCGTCGGCCTTGATGTTCGATACGTCGATAGTCTCTTCTGACGAGAGCACGTCTTGCTCAATCGAGGCGCGCACGCCCTCGTACTCCGCACCATACTGCGGCTCCTGGAGACGCCCGCGCACGAACGGGCGACGTGCCGTCCACGCGTCCCCCTCGGCGAGCTGGGCCAGCTCGGCCACGCAACCCGCGAGGTCGTGACCCTGCTCGACCAGCATAGCCACGTCGAGGCCGAGGTCAAACTCCACAGGCACACTACGCCGGGGGGAGTCGGTGCTCCAGAGATCGAGCGTCTCCGTCATGTCGGCGAGATCGAGGAGGCCGTCCGTGATGACGATGGTCCCGCCGTTCCCGTCGTCCACGGTTACCGACTCCTGTCCGAGGTACCAAGTACCTCCGGCGTACTCCAGAGAGAGCACCCACCGGATGGGGCCCGCAAGCTGACTCGGCGTCCAGCGGTCGGTCACAGTTCCTCCTCGAGGCGGATGCTAGAGGTACGGACCACCTCTCCGGTATTGCCCTTGCCGTCCCATTCCTTGCCCTGAACCGTCTCGATGCTGACGTCGGAGACGATGCGCCCGTAGAGGTGAAGATCGGGATGGACGACCATCTGCGTCGTGTTGAGCGGCACGCGAGGCAGGTACGCGAGGTACACCACGGGCTCGGCGCTCCCATTGAGGTGGTCGACAATCCCGCGGATTAAGCCGGGGCCATCCTTTGCCGCGGCGACAGGGTCCGGCGTGAACGTCGAGGCCCCGAGGATGTAGTCTGGTTGCGAGGTGGTCATGTCGACGCCGAACTCGCTTTGGTCGACGGCGTCGCTCCAACCGAACTCGACGGCACGGCGCGAAGGGCCCATCACCTGAGCAGTGCGGCGACCGGAGGAGCCCGTGCGGAGATCCACGTTGGGCTCCGTCGTGAGGCTGCGACCCCACGAATACCGACGCCCGAACGCGGCCACGTGACCGATGAGGCACACGCCCATCTCGTAGTGAGCCTCGGCCACGGGCTGCACCGGGATCGTCAGCCGGAAGGCCGAATACTGAGGATCGTTGTTCCAGACGAGGAGCCCGCCCGTCGCCATGAGCGCGCCGGAGGTTCCGGAGATGGCGACCGCCGACACGTCCCCGTACATGGCGAGGCGCACGTGCTTCGTGGGCTGCTGGGTCCACGCCCCCTCGGTCTGGTATTGGATCGTCCGGACGGGGCCCGCAGCGGTGTCGAACGTGAACCGCGCCGAATCCATCATGCCGTGGGGGTACCAATAGACGCCCGTCGAGGGGTTCGTGCTCGAGGGATAGACGAGGTTCCCCCGACGATTCCAGGCGAGGCCGGACTGTCCCGAGGACGCGTCCCACGTGCCGATAGAGACCCACACACCGAAGGCGTTGCGCCCCTCGAGCGTGGCGGTGCGGAAGTTCGCGCCGCCGATGTAGAGGGCGCCCATACTGCCCATCGCGGGGGAGACGTTCGCCGCCGTGGTGTCCGTCTCCCATACGAAGACCTGCGAGCTCAACGTGTCCGCGCTCTGCCACGTGACCGACGGAGACGGGGACTCCAACGCATCGACGCCGTGGCCGTAGCGGGCAGCGATGGTCCATGCGTCGCCGAGAACCGCGGGACCGCCAACGGCGCGAACCGTCAGACCCTGCGAGAGCGTCAGCGCGCGCGTCGAGAAGTCGCGCCCGTTGATCTCGGCGGGGATACTGAGCTGATGAGGCGAGGACATCTGCGACGACGCCTGCCACGCCGCATAGCGCCAACTCGAGACGCCCTGCCCCGTCTGCCCGATCTTGATGGACTGCGCCGCGGCGACCACGCCGCCGTCCGTGAGGGTCGTGTCAACCATGCGGACATAGCCGCGCGAGATGCCGTAAGGCCCGTCGACCTCGTCCACCCACACCGTGCACCGACCCGTCGCCCCGAGGTTCGACGCCCAGGCGCGGATGTGGACCCACTCCGCCGCCGTGCGGTTGTACGTCATGAGCACCGCGCCCGAGACGTCATCGTAAGCGACGACCGTCGTCGTCGTGACGCGCACCCGGAGACGGTACGAGGACGTCGAGGAGTGCGCCGTTAGCGTTGTCTCGGTGGCCGTGCCCGAGTCGGTGTCGACCTCCCACAAGCCCTGCACGGTGTGCGCCGCAGTCAGCGCCGTCGAGCGCGTGTGCGTGTACGTGCGGACCTCGGCGAGCCCCGCGGAGATCTGCATCGCCCCGCCCGTCAGGGTCGTCGTCGGGGCACCGATGGTCGTCGCGGTCCACCCGAGCGCCGTCGGGGCCCAGAAGGGAATCCACGTCGAGTAATTACCCGCCGAGTAATCCCCGCCATCCTGTACCGCGGGCAGCATCGGAAGCGTCGCCGCGGTGTACCCGCTCAGGACGGAGTCCCCGAGCTGCGCGTCGTAGGTCGTCGTCGAGTCGACAGAATGGATGACATGCAGGGCGCCTGCGTACCAAGCGCACGTCATCGACGCCGGACGCTCGCCCCCGAAGTCGAGGCTATGGACGAGGTTCAGCGCCTGCCCTAGCACTGTCCACGTCTGCCCATCCGAGCTGCGCGCTGGGCGCACGCGGGAAGCGTTGACCGAGTTTGGCGCGAGGGCGTAGACCTGCCCGTCGTCGTCCACACTTGCGCATAGCTCGGTATCGTCGCTCAGCTGATTTCCGAGCGTCAGCGTCGAGGCGGGGGCGAGGAGGCCGATCTCTACCGGGGTGATGTCCGTCCAACGCGAATACGCGCTCCCGAGGCGCTTTGAGAGCGTCTCGGAGTTCGCGCCCCACTGCGACCGCGAAGACCCGCAGTAGACCACGCCGAAGCCGATGTCGGGGAGCGCGACCACGTCGTGCGCACCGCCCGTGTGGACCGAGTCAGCGTCCGCACCGGACACGGCCTCGACGAGCGCGAAGGACACGCCGTCGTCCACGCTCGCATACTGCCAGAGCGTGTCGGGCACCGTCGCAGCAGAGACGCGGACGGCGAGCACCAAGAGGACCTGCCCACCGTAGTAGGCCGCGCGCAGACGGCGTACGGCGGTCGTCGTCGTGTCCACGTAGGCGGGAAGACATGCCGACGCCTGGAGGGCCCACGTCGCGCCGTCGTCCTCGCTCAAGTACGCGCGGACCTGCGCGCCCGAGCTGGGGAGATCGTCGTAGTACGCGAGGAGGAGCACGCGGGAGTCGGGCAGATTCACCAGACAGGAGTGAAGGGGCTGACCCGCTACCGCCCCAGAGACGATGTCGATGCTTGAGGTAGCGCCAGCCTGCGTGCGACGGTGCACGCGGAGCGTCTGCACCGCACCGATCGAGGTGGTCTTCTGCGCGCTAACGAGGCGCGTCCCGGTCGAGGTGAAGAGCACGTGCGGGTACGTATACAGGTCCGTGCCTGCGCCCGAGGCCCACGTGTGGACCGTGCCGAACCCCGCATAGCCGAGGGGACCGTCCCATCCCTGCCACGCACCGCCCGCCTCGCGCCACACAAAGCCGCCGGCGCGGATCGCGTCGGTGGTCACCGCACCTCCGGCTCGCGTCGTCTGGACCTCTACTTTGGTTCCGTTGACCTGCGTACCGCCCGTCGAGAGCGTCAGCATGGTGCTCGAGGAAGGGGAGGGGACTCCGGGATTCGGATCCGCCTGCGTATAGCTCGACCCCGCGCCCGTCGTGCCGGGGCTGAGTCGCGGGTCCCGGATGAAGATGCCCCGGAGAGCGTCCGGCGTGTACGTGGTCCCCATCGCTTAGCTCCTCCGCTGGCCTGCGCGTCCACCCGAGCCTAACGCCCGAGCGAGAGGACCGCGCGTCCGGAGGTTGTCGGACACGAAGCTATCAAAGACGCGGTGTCGGTAGACCTGCTGGACCATGATGGTCTGTCCGCTTCCCATACCCGCATTCGCCGCGCGGATCGTGTCGTCGCCGAGGGCACGACGTCCCTGCGGAGAGAGCACGGCCTCCCCGCGGCGAATGACCGCCGAGGCCTCGTCGGGCGAGAAGTCGGCCATACCGCCGCTATGGAAACTCGGACGCGCCGCGGCGATGGTCGCTACCTGGACCGCGCCACCTGCAGCCGCAAGGCCCGCAGCGATGTAGTTAGGCGCCGGAGGCATCGACAGGGCGTTGATAGTTGCGAGCGCGGTCGCGGTGAGCGCCTGGGCGAGTTTCGCCGCCTTGTCGATGAGGAAGGCGATCATCGCCTGTTTGCGCTTCTCAGCCACCTCTTCGGCGGCGCGTTGCTTCTCCGCTTCGGTGGCCTTCTTCCCGAGGGCATCCTGAGCGGCGAGGGCGTCCTCGTAGCCCTGAACCTGTTGATCCAGCTTGTACTGACTGTAGGCGGCAACCACATCCGCGGCGCCGGTCGCGATCTCTGCACGCTTCGCGTAGAAGGCGATATCTGCCTGAAGCTGCGCCTCTTGAGCCTTCTTTGCATCCTCCGCCGACTTGACCCGCGCGGCCTCCTCGGCAGCGGCTACCTGCTTCGCGAGGACTTCCTGAGCGCGGGACGTATCGATCTCTGCCCCTTGCTGCGAGAGAGACTCGGTGGCTTCCATAAGCGCGACGAGTCGATATTGAAGCTTCTCCGCCTCCGACGACGTCCGCGCGAGCTCCTCCGCCATGATGCGCTCAACCTCGGCGTTTAGGTCGGTCGCCTCACGCTGAAGCTGGGCAGCGGCGGCGTCTGCCTCCTTGTCGGCGGCGCTCGCCTTGAGCTCGGTACGGAGGTTCTTCGTTGCCGCGGCGTGCTGCGCCTTTGCGGCCGCTGCCCCCAGCTGCGCGTCTCGAGACTTCTTAGCGGCCTCCGTTGCTACGATGGTCGCCGCGGCAGCGTTCTTCTCTGCCGTCGCTACCTTCCCGGTAAGGCCCATATAGTCGGTGAGCTTGCGCGTAAGGTCGGAGACCGTGGGTACCTGCGCGCCCATAGCCTCGGCAATCAGGAGAAGCGGACCCACGCCGCCCATCGCAGCGGTTGCAAGGTCGCCGATGGTCTCCGCGATAGCGGCGGTCTGGTTCTCCGCTGCGAGCGTCTCTGCGGTGGTCTTCGTAAGCGTGTCCAGGTATTCGCCGAGGCGCTGCCCCGACTGCGCGCGGATGTCAGCCTCGGCGCGCTCAGCATCCGTAATGGCGCCGGTAGCGACCGCGAGGTCGAGGGCCGCGACCCGTTGGAGCTCGAGCTCCTGGCGTGCGTAAGCGTTGGCGGTCCCCATCACGCGCGCCGCCTCGGCTTCCGCATCCATCTCCGCGCTTAGATGCATGAGCACGGGACCGAGCGTGACTGCCGCCGCGGCAAGGGCGACGAGCGCAGGTGTAGCGAGTCCACCCAGGCTGCCCGCCGCCACCTCGCCCACGTCCGCGAGGTCGGCGATACCCTGCCCGACCGACCCGAGGCCGGGAGCGAGCATATCGAGGGCCCCGGCGAGCTTACCCGCCCCGCTGCCTACGCTTCCGAATCGGTCGCCGAGCTCCTTCCCCGCCTCGCTTGCCTTGCGCGTAGCCTCCTCGGCCTGCTTCATCGCGGCGCGCGTGGCCTTCGCAGCCGACGCTGCGGCCTTCTCGGCGCGCTTGTAGCCGCGGTCCAGCTCGGCCACCATGAGGCGCGCTTGCTCTGCCGTGATGCCTGGGATGCTCTCGAGCTGGCGGCGGAGGTCGCCGATGTCGGCGGATACGGTCAGGTTCACATCTGCCACGGGCTAGCCTCCCTTGCGTTTCACCGCGTCCCTTATCGCGCTTGACCCTTCGCGTTTCAGCTTCGCTCCGAGGGCCTTCCCCGGCTTGATGACCAGCTCTTGCCATAGGTTCCGGCCATCGCTGGCCTTCGGGTTCGGGTACCGCTTGACTAGACCGACGGGGCGTCCTTCGGCGAACCTCACGCCGTCGCGCGTCCACTGCTCCGGCAGTTGCCCCGTCTTCCGGTATTGCTTCATCGCCGCCGAGTATTCGTCCTTCGTCGCGAGGCGGCTCTTCGTGGAGTTCGCGCCAGGGCGACGGACCATGTACGTTCGGTTCGTCGCCTCGGGCAGCACGACCACCGAGAGCTTGTCTGGCGTGAGACGCAGCTCATCCTCGATTTTCCCCGTCTCCCCGGTGCGGCGGTCGACCTGCGTGTACCACTCGCCCTCCGAGCTGGTAACGATGGTCTCGCCGATGGCCGAGAGCTGGTCGCGGACCTCGGCATAGACTGTGTCGACCACGCGCTGAAGGTGCGCCTCCAATGTGCCGGAGAGCTGCGCGGTCACGTTCCCGTGCTTGACCTTGACCTGCACTACAACCCCCAGAAGGCTCGCGCCGCTGGGTCTACCGTATCATTCTCGCGGGGTTGGAATACCCGCTTGCGCTTCTTCGGGGCAGGCTGACGCGCCCTGTACCACCCGAGGACGCGCTCCTGTGTCTCGAGGGGCCAGCGCCAGAAGGCGTCGGGATCGCCGCACCACGTCAGCCCGATCTCCATGGCTACGGCGTCGAGGGCTCCGTCGGCGGAGCGGTAAAACCCTCGGCACGCGCGACGGCTTCCTCGGTTGGGACCTCGACGCAGAGGGAAAGCGCCTTCTGCCCAGCCTCGTAGATGTCGCCCTCGGGGATGCCCAGCGCCATGAGCTCGTCGAAGACCTCACCGCCGTAGGGGAGGGGTTGGTAGGTGTACTTGGCCTTGAGCGGCTTCCCGCCCCAGCACACCCCCAGGGCGGCACACAGACCGCGCAGCGGGGAGGTGGACATCGCGACGGCGACCTCGCGCCGGACCATCGTGGACGGCGGGGCGCGAAGCGTGACGGTGTGGGAACCGAGCTGGACGACAACGGACATGGAGCCTCCGGATACTAGAACGCCCCCCAGCCATAGCCGAGGGGCGTACTAGTTGCACGTTCCGCGACAGGTCAGGTCGCGACCACCGCACCGTAGCAAGTGAAATTAATCGTGTAGGAGTTCGGGTCTCCCTCCGACACATCCACGGAGTCGATGCGCACGTCGTTGAGCGTGAGGACGTGGTCGGCGGCGTCGCCGAAGTTCGTGCCTTCGACCGTCCAGACGAGCGTCTTGTAGGTCTTCACGTCGCTACCCGCGATGCTCTGAACGGCGGTGGCGAACGGACCCGACCACGTCGCCAGCGCCCAGAGGGTTTTCTCGGCGGATCGGAGGTCCGTGAAGTGGGCCGAGAACGATCCACTGGGAAACGACCGCGACGTCTTCCTGAGCGTACCCAGCTCCCCCCTGTCCAAGTAGACAGTCGTTTCCGAGTTGCCTTCGTTGCTGCCCGTCAGAGTGAAGTCTCCAGACTCATACTGCACGGTCAGGCTGATCGGGGTGGGCGTGGTGGCGTCGGAGACGACCAGGGTCCCGTCCCGAAAGTTCTTCACTACCGCAGATACACTCATGATTTCGACCCCTTACGAGATTGGGAGAGCGTGAAGGACGAGGAAGGTCGCCGTACCGAGGAACCACTCCCCGCTATCGGTCACCTCCGTAGTAACCGTCTGGAGCTGGACCTTGAGCTCGAGGGGCCACGTCGACGTATAGGCCTCGCACGCCGCGATGAGCTCCTGTCCGGCGGCCTCGCCCTCGTCGCGCGACGTGGTCTGGTCCTTCATCCGCAGGCAATAGGCCCAGCGCACGACGACGGACGTCTCGACGAGGAGGCCCTGTCCAGGACGCCCGCGGTAGCCGTTACCCGTGCCGCCCATACGGTTGTTCGTGTCGCCGAGGCCGACGGCGTAGATCTTCCCGGTGCCCATCAAGCCCTGCGCGTCGCGACCGAAGACGTCCGCGGCGAAGCGCGAGCGCGTCCAGCCGGAGAGCGCCCCGACCTGTCCGTCGAAGGCGGCGCGAACCTCTGCGCGGGTCTTCACGACCGGAGGCCTCGCCAGCCCATCGGGTACTCGACGCCCGTGGAACCGAGCCAGAGCGTGGGGCTACCAGAGTTCCGACGATCCACGTTTACGACGTTCTCGTCGGTCGTGTCGTAGTGGAACGTGAGCTGCTGCCACGCGTTCTCATATGCCTGTCCGTAGGAGTCCGCGAGCTGCTGGTAGCGCGAGGTATCGCCCGCCGAGGTGGCGTAGTCCTGCCACACCAGGTGAAGCGTGAGGCACACGTGCGCCTCGCGGAACGCCGCGGGGGACATCACCAAGTAGGGGCGCTTGCCGCCACTAATGAGGCGGTTCTCAATCATGCAGAAGGCTTCGTCCAGGTAGTCCTGGTACGAGGTGACGCCCGCCTCGCGAAGCTGCCCGAGGTCGCGGTGGCGACGGAGCAGGTCGATATCCGAGATGACGGGGTACAGACGGCGACGGACAAGCGCGCCGTCTCGACGGAAGACGTGGGCGACGCCGTCGGGCATCGTCAGTGTCCACTCAACGAGCCACCCGTCCTCGAGGACGAGCGACCCGATAGAGGCCGCGGGGATCGTGTAGCTCGCCACGCTCCCCGCGATGGTGACCACGGCGGCGTTTACCACCGCGGCCTGATCGGCCTTGTAGACCGACACGGTCCCCGACACGGGCGCGACCAGCGCACCGTTCCGATAGACCGGAGCGGTGATCTTGTTGTCGCGACCACGCTCGATGAACTCCGGAATGGAGAACCGCGGCGCGTATTCCGTGTCGGCGCTCGACATCAGGTCGCGCCCTTCATCGCCACCCAGCTACCACCGATGCGGGCGTAGATCGCCTCATCGGCGGTCGTCCCGTTCGTCCGGAGGTAGATGCTGCCGTTGGGCTCGGTGGCCGTCGGGGCACCGGAGCCAGACGTCACGGTCGGCGCCACGACGGGGTCCTGACCTGCGGTGGACTTGACGATGTAGCCGAGGGCGGCGACGCCGCTGCGCATGTTCTGGGAGGTCTTGACGGCCATCGGGGGGCTCCGATGCTAGCGGGTGCTAGCGGCTCTGCTTGTTGTCGTGCTTCTGCGCCGCTTCCTTCGCCTTCTTCTCGGCGAGCTCGGGACGCATACCGTTGCGGACGAGGGTCTCGGCGAACCGATCCTTGGCGTCCCTAATATCCTTGCGCTCGCTCATGCGCGCCCCTTGCGCGACTGCGCGGTGGGGACCTTGGCGGAGTCCATCTGCGCCAGAAGGGCCTTATCGGCCTCGAGGCGGCGCGCGGCTTCCGGGTCGTTAGCAGCCCGCTTGCTATTCTCCGCGACGCGGAAGCGTTGCCGCTCCTTGATCGCATCGGTCGTGTAGGGGTCGGGAGCGCGGACCACGCCCGACGAGACAAGCCCCCGGAGGAACTCCCGGTAACCTGCCTCGTCGGGCGTGATGACCACCTGCCCCGCCACCATGCGCGGGGTTTCCCACCGCGACAGGCGCACCGGACCCCGCACCCCATCGTACTCGACGACGTATCCGCCCTCGATGACGTCCCACGGAATCACGGTCCAATGCTCGCGGCGGAGCTTGGTCTCCGCCCCCGACGTGTCGCCGTCCTTGTCGACGGCGTTCACGCCGGGGGTGGCCCGCATCTGGGCGAGCACGGGCAGCCACTCTCCGTCGATGCACTGCCAGCGCGCCGGATGCCAGATGTACCACCACTGCGCGTTCGTCGGGAGGTTGAGCTTGGGAGCTCCTCCCGCCGTCTGCGTAGCGGGACGACCTGCGAAGGTCGGTCCGGCGGCGTTGGTTGTATCGGTGAAGGTGACGGCCACGTGCTCTCCTAGATGATGACGCTCACGCGTCGGTGATGATGCTGACGCCCATCGCGTCCTGAAGCTTCCCGATGCCGAGGTAGTAGCTGGCGAGGATCGAGGTGGTCCCCCCGCCGACGATACGGTCGAACTCGACCACGACCGGGGAGCCGGCCGGGGTCACCACGCCGGGGGCGCCGACGATGGGGAACGGGGAGCCCTCGACGTAGCCGACGGCGCCGCGACCGAACATCGCGCCAGCGCGGTCCGCGCCGGCGTTCGCGGTGGGGACCTTCGAGGAGACGAAGATGTCCACTCCGTTGAACATGCCGGCGAAGCCCTGGCCCTTGATGTTCAGCATGTCCTGCGTGGCCATGACGAACTGAGTCGCACCGTACTCCGCGCGGAGGCTCGACTGGAAGTCAGCGAGCTGGCGCGGGTGGAGGATGGCGATGTAGGGGCCGGGGACGCTGGCGAGCGTAAGGGCGAACTGCGCGGAGTAGAAGTCGTCCACGCTCATGTCGACGCCCGAGACGCCGGCCGTGGTCGTGAAGCCGTCCGTCACGTCGCAAAGCGCGTTCTGGAAGGCCATGACCGTCGAGCCAACCATGCTCTCCGCGAGGCGCTGAGCGTTGAGGCCGATCGAGTCGGTGATCGCCCCGCCGAGGTCAGTTAGATCGTAGCGAAGCGCAAATCGCCCGATCGTGAGCGTGGCCGCGGTGGAGGTGAGCGTGGTGTTCGCCACGACCGCGCCGTCGGCGGCGGAGCTCAGCAGGTCCGACCCGTCGAGACCGACGATGGGAACCTGGAGCGCCGCGGAGCCACGGCCCGCCATGTTGCCGAAGTTGATGAGGCTCGGGTGGTTGTGGAGGCTCGCGCGGTCGGCGAGCTTCAGCACGATCTCCTGAGCGAGGACGGCGGCAACGCGGGCGTTGCCAGACAGGGTCGAGTATTCGGTGAGAGCCATGATGTACCTCGGATGGTTTGACGTTCATCCCGGCGTCGCTGATACGGGGCTCGACCCGACGGGTACGCGTAGCCTACCGCATTCGCAGGCTACGCGCACGCGGAGAGCGTCTAGCGGTCGAGGCCGAGGATCGCCGCGCGAGCGGCCTTGTACTCGGCGGGGCTCATCCTCGAGATGGCCTCGGGCGAGTACTGCGACGGGGCTCCCTTCGGGGCGTTCGTCGCGCCCGCGTTGGCGGCGGGGGGAGGCGGCGCCGGAGGAGCAGCAGGCGCAGGAGGAACTCCGCCCTCGGGCATGTACGCGCGCACGGCCTTCGGGAGCTTGTCGGCCTGCGCGAGCCATTCGCCGAGGGGAGGACGACCATCGGCCGGAAGACGGTCGTACGCCATCCGGACGAAGTCCATCCCCTCCTGATCCGTGATGCCACGGGAGAAGAGCTCGCGCTCCGTCTCCCACTGCGTGCGCGCCTGAGAGAACTTGGCTTCCCACTCGGCGGCGGTTGCCTTGTAGGTATCGGCCTGCTTCACCAGCTCGGCCTGCTGCTCGTAACGGCTTTGAAGCTCAGCGTAGCTCTCGCGCAGTTGCTTGCGCTCAGCGGACAGGGCGCGGATGCGCTCCTCGGCACGCGAGGTGCCGACATCGTCGGGGGTCACGGTCTCGTCGGGCATGGTCACTCCTTGCGGGTTGCTTCGTAGGCCCGCAAGACACGCCGTGCGAAAGCGCGTCCCGAGTCTCCGCCCCAAAGTAGCCAGGCGATGCGACCCGCGGATGGGTAGCCGGGGTGACCAGGACGCGCCGCTGGCGCCTCGAGGTCGACCTCGTGTCGATCAAAGTATGCCACCATGCGCCGGATGGTCTCAACCGAGAGCACCGAGCGGTTGGCGAGTTGGCTCGCACGGCGGGCCCCAATGGGCGTGCCGCCGCGGTTGAAATTGGCGCGGAGCTCGAGGCCACGCTTCGCCTCGCGGGCGACTGCCGGCGGCGCGCGGAACCCTGCGCGGGCCCCCTCCTCGAGGAAGCGTCGCAGCACATCCGGGTGCGTCGCCGCCAGGTAGCGGCGCTGGCGTTCACTGACGACGGGCACCGTTCTCCTCGGTGTGCGCCTCGCCTTCGGCGATATCCTCGGCGACGTCGCCGGAGGCGGCTTCGTGCTCGGGCGTCTCCTCTTCCGGCTCGCCCGCTTCCTCTTCCATGTCCGCGCCGTCCTCGGCCATCTCGCGCGCCTTGTTCATGGCGTCGATCTCGGCGAGCATCGCCGCGGCGTCCTGTTCCGTCAGCGAGTCGTCAAACAGGCGCAGAGCTTCGACGCGGGTCATGAGCCCAGCATCCAGCAGTTCCAACGCGTGCTTGCGGCGCGCGTCGAGCTCTGAGCCTGAGAGCGGGATGGAGCGATACTGAACCGAGTACCCGCCCTCCGGGTACTGCGTGCCGAGCACGCGGTTCAACAGGATCGCCGCGGTCATCACCAGCTGCTCGTCCGAGGCGCGGAAGGACTGCGCGTAGGACCTCTGCGCGTCACGCTTCGACTCATTCGACAGGGCGATCGCATACCCGCTGCGCGCCGTCCCGCCCATCCGCTGGATATCGGCAGGGGAGACGCCCGCATCCTGGGCGAGGCGGTTCGCGCACGACGCGATGGTCTGCTCGAGGGCGGTCACGTCCGCCCCGGCCTGCCACTGTCCGATCACGGGTTGCTGCTCGTCCACCGCGCGCAGCATGAGCACGGTAGCGGGGTCGCTCACGACCTCGCGACGTGCCGAGGCGACGTCGCCCTGGATGGTCCCGCCCTGCGGCTCCGCCCCGACGATGTACCGCTGCGGCCAGCTCGAGTCCTTGATCGCGTGGAACAGCATGGAGTAGGTAACGGCGATGTTGAGGCTACCCTCGACCACCTCGACGCCTTCCCACGCGTCCCACAGACGGTCGCCGATGCGTTCCGCATGGTACAAGACGTACGGCAGAATCGGACGCCCGTCGTTGCGACGGTAGGGGTAGGCTGCGCCCGAGTAGTTTCCGCCCAGGTAGACTGCGCTCAGGTCCTCCCCGACCTTCCCGCCATCAATGTAGGCGCGGACCTCATAGATCGGGTTCTCCGGGTTGGAGATGTCGAGCACATCCCACGTCCACCGGGGTTCCCCCTTCTCATCCAGGCGTTCGCGAAGCTCATGCACCGAGACGGGGTAGTCGGGACGGTCGGCGAAGGACCGCGCGATGGTCATATCGGGCGCGACGGGACGGAACGTCAGGCGCCCCTCGGCGCTCACGTGCACGCGCTGCCAATACTCGCGGCATCCGACGACCAGCTGCTGAAAGCGGTTCATCGTCGCCCAGAGACCCGACCGCGAGATCGTCTCGGCGAGGGCCTCGGCGTTGCGCATCGTGGGATGCGTCACGTCCGGGGGCATCACGTACAAGGCGCTCAGCGCGCGGGCGATCTGCCGGAAGATGTTGGACGACATGTCCGGGTAGCCCCACGCCGCTTTACGCACCGTGCCCAGGTGGATCTGGAGACGGTTGTGCAGATCCTCCTCCCACGTGCCCTCGAGGAGGCGGCGCCGGAGTCGGGTGTGCTCGATGCGGCGGACCTCGTAGGCGTCCGAAGAGATGACGGGAACGTTCATCCGATCCTCACGGCGTGGGGGACGTATAGCCGTCGCGTGACGAGCTCAATCGCACCATAACGCAGGCTATCGATGCCGTGCTTATGCTCGTCGTCCGCGCCGTCCCACATCTTCAGGTCCTCGATGAGCTGCTTGCACCGGGGGTGCACGATGAGATCGTGGCGCAGCATCGCCGAGTTCAGGATGCGAACGCCCTCGTAGATCGAGCCCGCGGGCTTCCACGCCGTGTGGATGCGGAAGCCAAGCGCGCCGATGGGGAGGCGCAGTTCGCGCTCGAATCCCTGCATGAGGAGCGCGTTGCTCTTCTTCCCGCCCCAGCGCCGCCCGCCGTGCTTGCGGTCGCCTGTCCACCTGTCCACGGACTCGACGCGCATGTTGTTCCGCCTGAGCATGTTCAGGATGTCTCGCGCGTCCTGTTCCGGTGTCGTCGTCCCGTTCGACACGGTCTGGTCCAGAATCCAGAATCGCGGGTTGCCCTCGACGCCGCCGTCGCGCGAGACGACGCAGAGCGTAGCAACCTGCGACCCGCCCTCGGAGCCGTGGTCGATCCCGATCCCGACCTGGCATTCGCCCTCCGGTAGGACGTCCGAGACGTGGGCAATGGGGTCGAACCCGGAGAAGATGCGCCCCTCGGAGAAGCCCGCATCCCAATCCCCGTGAATGCGCTGGCGCCGCTCCATCGGAAGGATCTGCGCCTCGAGGCGGTCGATGTCCTCCTGAGTCAGGAGCGGACGTCCACCGATGGGCGTCGTGTTCTCGACGGTCAAGGGGAAGTGCAAGTCCTGCACCACCTTCTTCTCGACCAGATCGCGTAGCCACCCGAGCGGAGCACCGATGGGCGTCAGCGTGACGGCGATACGCCCGCGGTTTCGCATGACGCGCGGGACCAGCTCGGACCAGACTGCCTGCGGGGGCGGCTCATCGATCATGACGTAGTCAACCGTGGACCCAGCGAGCGCCGCGGCGCCCTGGTTCACCGTTCGGATGCGGAGCACGCTCCCGTTCAGGAAGCGGACTAGGGGCACCTTGCCACGCAGGCCCCGGCCCGGCGTGTACTCCGTCTCTGGGTCGATCTGGCTCTTCGGGAGCAGAGCCCAGAGCTTCTGCTGGATGGACAGAGACTGCTCCCACGACACGACCACTACCCACGCCTCAATCGGTGCGGCCTTCACGAGCTGATAGGGATGCTGGCCTAGGCACCGGTAGATGCAGTCCACCAAGCCCATCGTCGTTTTCCCGAGCTGGTTCCCGGAGCGCGCAAGCTTGATCGGCGCGGTGCTGCTTAGAAAGGCGAGCTGCGGGGGCGTCGGGTTGAAGTAGGCGAGGGGGTCCGCGACTGCCCTGCGCTGCAAGGTGTCCGCTGCACGCGCGAGGGCCGAGAGGCTCATGCGTCGTCGGTCCCGGTCTTCACCAGCCGGAGGGGAGCACCGCCCCGACGGATCGCCACGGCCTCCTCGATGCGCTCGAGGTGTTGCGGGGGCAGCTGCGCGACGGCCTGGACGATGATGCCGAGGAGCTGCTCGTCGCTCATCGCGTCGTCGGGTCGGTTCGCCTTCTCGATCGCCGCGTCGAGGTCGGCGCGCGTCTGGAGCGCCCGCAGCTTCAACGCCGACACCGCCTGCCAACTTCCCGACGCCGCGGCAAGCTCCGCGCACTCCTCGAGCTGCGTCACGCTGGCCCGCAGGTAGTCCACAATAGGCAAGGTTGCCGCCTGTTGCGGGTCGAGAGCGGGTGCCTTGCGATAAGGCTGGCGGCGGGTTTTCGACATATTTTAGCCTTTTCGCGTCAAATTCGACGGGTAGCGCGAGAAAGTCGAGGTGCGAGAGGTCGGGGTAGGTAAACCCTCAGACACACGACAACCCTGCCCGCGAGGCAAGGCTGACTTGGACAGGCCTGCGCTATCGTCCGAGCGCATCGGAGGACGCGGTCCCCAGGCACCATGCCGAGGACCGCACGCTCTAAGGTGAGTCTAGCGCGGAGCACGTCGGCGTGCGTCTCGGTACTCGACACGCGCTTGCTCGAATGCCGCGGTGACATGCTCACCGTACCTGCTCAGGTACTCGCGAAGCTGGCGGATACCAGCCTCCTTCGGTAGCCCGGTGTCGCGAGCAAAGTCCTCACCAAGATCCGACACCACGTCGCTGCGGGCTCTGTCCTTGCCCTGACGAATGACCCACTTTGTGAACGGCTTCATGCTGCCTCCTTCGGATACAGGACCCACCGTCGTCCAGGGTTGTGCGCTCCCATCTGCACGGCATCGTACGCCGTGTGCGTCGTGACTTTTCGCATCGCACGGCCCACTGACATCGCGAGCCCTCGCTCGGTCAATCCTCGTGGCTCAATCAGCCCGGAGGATGAAGCCAGCGAAACGAGGTCCGTGCTTGACATCGGAGCCCCTCCATTCGCATCCAGCCATGCTGCGATGAACCTTTGAGCTATCCTCGCTTCCCTTTCCATCCTTGCCCTCCTACTAGGACACTAGTACCACAAGCTGCACTATAGTGCAAGTGGTCACTATGGGGACGGAACGGGGGACGGAACGTGGGACGGGTGAGTTCCTCTACGATGTAGGCCAGCACGCGAGGGGGACGGGAGGACGGGAGAATCCGAGTTCATCCACGCTTATACATGTATGAGAGACAACTGACCTTCCCTCTCGTATAGAGAGGATACCCAACTTCTCCCGTCCTCCCGTCCCCTTGCAGTGCTGATGCGGATCGTAGAACTTCGGATGCGTCCCCCAACCTGTCCCCCAACCTGTCCCCTAGCTACCAAACCCTCGGCATCTCACGAACGTTAGCCTCCGGTGCATCACGTAGAGACAGGCCGATCCAGCGCCGCCCAAACTTCCGCGACGGGTCCTGTTTGTAGCCGCGGTCCGTCAGGGCACGCGTGAGCCACTTGTGGCTGCGGGGCCTCTCGCCGTTCGCCTGGCTCCACTCCGCGAAGGCCTTGTAAATGGTCGTGTTCGTTGCCACGCCATGCGGGACACACTTCTCGGAGATGAAGTCGGCCAGCATGTCCATGTCGCTGCGGTAGTCGTCCGTCGCGTCTCGCACGGCTGCAGGCAGCGCGAGGCCTTCCTGTGCCCAAAGCCTCGCGCCCTCGACGCACCACGCGAGGATGGCGTCCCGCTCGGCCTCGAGCTTCTTCCCGAGGTCGCGGTCCTTCTCATGGTCCTCGATAGTCTGCGTGAACGGCACCAGCCGAATGCGGCGCCAGATACCGTGGTCGGTGCCGCGGATGACAGGGCGATGGTTCGTCGCCATGAGGACCTTGAAGGTCGGCGTGAAGGTGAAGAACTCCGCGCGCATGAAGCGCGCCTCCATCGCCGCGTCACCCGTCATCTCCTTGATGAGACTCTCATCCAGCTGCGCGCCCTGCTCGGGCTCGGAGCAGGTCACCAGACGGTGGCCACGCAGCGCCGCGACGTCGTTGGGGATGCCGCCGCTGCGGTCGCGCATGAAGGTCTCGGCGCGCGAGTGCTTGGCGTAGTCCCCAAGCACAGTGCGGACGGTGTCGAGGAACGTGCTCTTACCGTTCGATCCATTGCCGTACAGGATGAAGAGGCATTGCTCGCGCGTCGAGCCCGTGAGGCAGTAGCCCAGCACGCGCTGGATGAAGCCGACCATCTCCTGGTCATGCCCCATGATGCGGCTCAGGAAGGCGAGCCACGTGGGGCATCCCGACGAGGACAAGCCAGCGCCCGCCATCTTCGTATGGAGCGCCTCGCGCTCATGCGGGCGCACCGTCCCCCAGCGCAGGTCCACGATGCCCGCCTCTGTATTCAGGGCCCACTCGTCAGCATCCAGCGCGTTCTGCTCGATAGCGACGTCACCACGCGCGACCTGAACTGCCGAGCGGAGATGCTGGCTCATCTCGGAGGCGGAAGCCCACTTGCTCCACGTCCGCGCTTCCTCCTTGAGGACGGCGATAGCCCGAGCCATCGACGGAGGAGGCTGCGCTCCTCCCGCAAGGACCGCCTGACGGAGACGCTCCTTCAGGTCGTCAGCGTGCGCGACCACGTCGAGGGCGACCTCGCGCGACAGGTTGTCCACGCGACGACGCGTGTCCGAGCTCCACCGCTTGCCATCCCAGACAAGGAAGCCGTCGCCGGGGAGAGAGCCACACCAGCGGACGTCGGGCCCGAAGCGGTCGACGAGGCGCGCTGCGTTGCCCACGTCGGTCGGACGGTAAGGCGTCGCCGGGATGGCCGTCGGTGCATCCGAGGGACGACGCGGGCTCTTCTCGCCGCGGTCGAGGCCATCCTTGACGGTGCGGCGGACCTCCTGTTCCGGCTTGCCAGCGTCCAGCCCAGCGGACACCAGCGCGAACTCCGCCGCATGACGATCGAGGCATCCGCCGCCCACCAGCTCGCCGACGCGGCAGCTCTCGCGGTAGATCGCATCGTGCCGACTGCCCTGGCATGTGCGAACCCGTTCGCACGCGGCGTCGAGGGCCTCGGCTGCGGTCGCTGCGTCTCCCGGCGCCACCGTCACGGGCGCGGGAGCTGCAGCCGGCAGCGGGAGCGGCTTAGGCTCCTCTCGCTTCGCGACCATGGCGACAAGCCACGCGGGGGCCGACGCGGCTTCGCGAGCACCCACCTCCCACTGATAGACCCTGCCCGACGGGTGAATGCTCGGCGGCACGACGACGTACCCGCCATCCGCGCGGATATCGAGCCCCGTTCGCTGCCCGTGCACCTTGATCCGCGCGCGGTTGTTCAGCTCCACGCCTTCGGGCATGCGGAAGTAATAGTGCGCGCCCGACCCCGTCGTCGCGGTCAGCGTCGCGGGCAGCGCGCCGTGCTGGGCTACGAGCTGCTCGAGGGCCTCCGGGCCTGTAAGCCCGCCATCCTTGGGCGGTGCCGCGTCCACGTCGAGGACGAACACGCCCGAGGCCGCCCCCGTGGCGAGACCGATGTTGTAGGCCTTGTCGCCCCACAGATCGGCGACGACGCTCGCGTCGTTGCTCGCCGCCTTGAAGCCGTTGCTCGTCGCGGGGATCTTCTGCCTCTCCTGAAGCGGGAAGACCGACCAACCGTGACGCGCGTACCTGAGGGCGTAGTCGCCCATCGTGAAGAGCATGATGTACCCGTGGACCGCCGTGGGGGA